GCATCCATGAAACCTAGTTTTTCTTCTTTTGCTAAATTTTCAATCAACAGACTAAACTGTTTTACTTCATCTCTAGTAGGCACTTAATTAAATCCTCAATTTCACTTTTATTCATCATTATACATTGTGAGTGCGTTGGTGGCAAACCTTTACCATAATCTTTTGTTTCAATCTTCAGCAACATAAAATCATCTTTATCACCATAAGGTGTTGTTCTAAATTGTACATTAGTTTTTGGCATAAAATACATGGTTACCTATTTTGGCTACAACTTTTCCGTTCCAATTAGGATTGACATATACCGCATGATAGAACTGTGCATTTGTTCTTGCTATTNTATCATGTAATACTGGTTCTGTCAAGGCCTTNCGGGCNACTATTTCCGATTCTTCCCANGCATATTTATTGTTTATTGCCANATTCTTTACACAAGTCCAACTAAACTGGCAAGTACCTAAGGTTCTTTGATATACTACACCACAAATAGTGGATGGAAATTTAGGATCATTAGCACGATTTAATGTTACCTGTGCTACTGCCAATTTACCTTCATATGATTCTGTTGCTGCCTCATAGTAAATATTTTTGGTGAGGCAAGCTAATTGTTTATTGAAATCTTCATTGATTTCTTGTTTGATAATAGTATCAGAAATTTCTTGTGATACTGATGGTAATGCTATTAATAATGCTGCCGTTAAAATACCAGCAATAACTTGTTTAATGTGTTGAAACATTATATCTCCTTGTTTATGCAACAATTATGATGATTTTTTTGTAGGTTTGATTTCAGGTTGCGGTTGTGTCTGAGAAACGAATTGGTTCAGCGTATCCGCTTTAGTTACAATTTCTGTTTCTGTGGGGAATTGAGGTAGAACTGGATATTCAGGCGAGGTTGTACCTGCTACTTTAGCCGTTTCGACTTGTTGTTGCCAGTTTTCTACGAGAGATTGTTTTTGACTGTTGAAATCATCAACCAGAAGGTCTCTGGCCATTTTTAGCAATTCCAACCTTATTTCAAAAGGGGTCATGGTAATACTCCTATGTGTGTTTATGTGTGTTTATCAGCGATATGTGTGGTGCTGATAACTTATTTATACCAAACTTCTTGTTACTAGACAGTTTTTAAATCTGGTAGTAACAATACCAGGTGATTCTGTTGCTAAGTTCACCTGGCGAAACTCCGCTTACCTATCAGGCAGCAATTTTATAAACGCTTTCGTTTGCATTTAAAGATTTTGCTTCTTCGACCGAGTGTCCTCAATCCTAACGTCTTTAGCGTTGACGATTCTCCATTGTTATACTTATTGCCATGTCGAAACCTAGCACCCCCATCAGAAGTATTTTGTCTGGTGCTTGAATCCACGGTAGCCCCGCTCTTCATGGCCGGTCCTTGCATTGGTCGACTTTAGCAAGTTTTTCGGTGTTCCATTGTAGCTACACAAAATACTTTTGGTGGAGGTGGTGGCATCGAAGCCACGTCCACAACAACTTTCAAACAACTTCTACGAATTCTTTTCCGACCCACCACCTATTTTATTCAAAATAGGAAACCATTATAACATAAAACTATTTAAATGTCAATCATCTGTGGCATTATTACCACATTTGGCACGTTTGGCTTGGGTGAGAGCACCAAAGTTTACTGGCCATTCTTGACCAACTGGTAACTCTTTTGCATTAGGAGGGAAGGCAAACTTAACTCCTGCTTCGCCTTCAATTGTACCGGCACCTTTACGGAACTTAGTCAAATCGTTACCAAGATTTGGATATGGTGCAACATGAGGAAATTCCCAAGCAGCAACTTCATTAGTCGCATTGTTAATTACAATCTTGTAGAAGGCGTGTGGCACAACTACACCGTTACCAATTTTCTTATCAGAAGCGTTGTATAAACCGCCAACGTATACTGTGTAAGATTGGTTGCGTTGAACAGCCCAACCACGGACACTCGTTTCTAACAATTTCCAAATTCCACGATTCAAAGAACCCGCCTGAGGACTCATGTTGGTCATCAAGAAACTTTCGTATTCGACCTGCGGGTCCCATGATAAATCCCCATCTGGCGCCATGTGTCCTTTATCGTAACCCGTTGCAGCATAGTCTTGTGGTGTAGCACCACCAGGAACTACTTGGTCTGCCGCAAAAGCATTAGTGCGAGCAACACAACCTAAAGCATTTTGTGGAAGTAATTCATAAGTTACATAGCGAGGCAACTTAGCGGCAGCATCATAACCAACAAAATATGCTTGCCGGCAGATTGGTGATGTTGGTGGATTTGCCTGTGGAAATCCATATGGCGCATGCGTCATACATTGTGCTTGTGCAAAGTTTGGTCGTTGTGTCCAAGCGTGACTTGTTAAAGCCGTTAAAGCTAAAACAAACGATAATAGAATTTTTTTCATCATTTACCTCTATGTTGTTCTGTAAGTGAATACATCATCAATTTCACCGGTTTTAGGATAGAATATCAAAACACCATCATGCTCTTGAATTAACTTGGTGTTGTGTGTATCTTGTAGTGTATTTATAAAAGCATTCCAATCCACATCAATTACGAACCTTTCATCTAGTTCTCCTTCACGGAATCGTGGGTTTTCTGGTGACCTGAAGTTCCGAATATCATCACAAACAATAACATCATTTTCATAATTAGGTTTCAATTTCTTAATTAATTCAATTTCAGGAATTAACGGAATACGATGTTCTTCTGAAGTATCATCTGTTCCATAATAATCAGGAAAGTGTGCATCCAACCAGAACAAAGTCTTTGCATTGATTGTTGGTAGTGCATTCTCAAAGAAAGCCAAACTTTCCGAATGGACAATGTTTGCTTGGGGATATTTACCTTGACATTCTGTAACATATTCTTGACCAATATCACATGAAGCAACATCCGAATAGCCACTTTTGTAAGCATAACCAATACCATCACCATGCCATGATCCAGTTTCTACAAATTGGGTGAGATTGAATTTTTGTCTATAACTACCGATATCAATATGAGATAACCAAGTCATAATTTACCTTTATAAAAATTAATTGCTTTCACCAAACCTTCAATGTGGTCTTGTGTTTTTTGTTTGAACAATAATGGTTGTTCATCTTCTACTGCCATAATGATTACTAGATTATCAATTGGTGTGCCAATCATTTCTTCATACATCAAAGAATATGCAGCCGTCTGCCAATAATAATCTTCAATATCTTCACTTTGTTTAATTCGTTTAGATGTTTTGAAATCAATCACCGATAATACACCATCAAACTCACCAATACAATCTACACGACCTGCCATGCCTAATTGTTTAGACCACAAAGCACATTCTTGGTAATGAATATTGTTAATACGATTGAGTAATGGTTTTAATGATACAAACATTTCAAAGGCATCAGGTCTAACGCCTTCTTTTTGACTTAGGTTGGTTTCATTATTTAAGTAGTATTCACATAATGTATGCACACCTGTACCACGACTAGTTGCTTTCTTTGATACACGATTGGCTTCTTCTTCACCAACTCGCTTGCGCCATCGCATAATGGCTTCTTTCTTTTGGGCGCCAAGCACAGTAGTCACCGATGGTAATCTAGTACCATCTTCTAATGTGTAGTATCTTTTTCCATCGGGGAATGTTTCTGATTTTAAATCTGGTAATGATTTAGGTGGGCAATAATTGAATGTCATTATGTAAAGTATGAGTTCTCATGAGGATTATATGATTTATGTAGGTCTTGTTTGGATAGTTCTTTTTCTTGTTTAGCAATTTCTTGTAACTGCTCTTTAATTCTGTCCTTGTTCTGATATTCGTAATACAACCGCTGTTGTTTGGACATTCCTCTTTTTTTGCTCATCAAAACTCCTATTGTTATTATTATTGTTTAACAGGCGAGGAATTTTTTCTACGGGGGCAATTTTGTTATCAAATTTGACTCCTTCGTAATGCTGAATTGTTGAAGAAATAGGATTTATTACCATTCTCTTTGCATCTTAGTTTTGTGGCCGGATTTAATAGTATTACCTGGTACCGATTCTTTAATACGATTAATTACATACTTCTCAAAAGTTGAATCTGCTTTACCCATTCCCGGAACAGATAAACGAGAACCATCAGAATAAACTGGAAAGTTCTCGGCAAAAATATGTTGTTCTAAATGGGGATTTTCGACCTTGAATTGGTCAAGAATCGTATATGACATACGATGTTCTTCTACCTCTTTGGTGTTGGTATTAACAAATGTATATGTTGGCATTAATAAGTCAATCCTAATTCTTGGTTAGTATCATGTAGTTTTTGCATCATCATTTCATTAAACCATTTTGGTCTATTCCTACTATTTATCTTACCTTTCCATGACCACAAATGTTGTTTATTCATCACATAATAATTATGATATGATTTTAATGGGTCACCAGGTACTTTACATTCATCAGGCATAGCAGGTGTAGGACCAGTAAATGATTTATTGGGAATGTTTTTTGGTGTATTGAAGAATAATTCTTTCAGAAGGCCACTAGATTCTACTTTATGAATCTTGCCGTAACGATAGGTATATTCTTTGCAACAGGCTTGTAGTAGTTTACTTAGCCAAATATAGTTTGAATCAGACTGGCGACACCAGATAGCTGAAGGATGATTAACATGAGTAGCGGAATACAAAATAGATTCACGGTCGTCAGGAAGAACATAACGTTTTACATTACGACCGGTTTTAGATTTTACAGTTACTTCTTGGCCATCTAATACACGGTGGGCCGTGGATAAAAGCTGGGAATATTCTAAAATCATTTTTATGCAATGCGAATCTACATGGTATTGTGCGCATTTTGTTACATCATTATCAAGATAAAAGATATTCAATTTGTTTCTTCTTTCAATTTACTATAAAATTTAGCTACCATAATAAGTTCATCTATTGTTGCATCTCTTTTTAAGAGATTTGCTCTTGTTGAAACTACAATAATATTTTCTTTAATATAACCTTTGGTGTTATCAATTCTATCAATACTTGGAGCGTTATAATGAGATTTTCTATCTCCAGTTTCCAACTTTATTCCTAAAACAGGACAAAAATCAGGAATAATAATATCATCCATTGTTATTGTGTGTTCTAAACCTGCCAATTTGGCTCTTTGTTTAGAATTGTTTAACATATGCCTTGTTGGGTGATATTTCCAATTATCTTTTCTTCGTTGTGTTTCTTTTTTTGCCCGTTCAGCTGAGCAAGATTTACACCTATCTCTAATACCTTGGGTGGGATCTTCTTTTACTTTATATGAAAAATATTTTTGTGCAAGAAGTTTTTTGCAACCTACACAAATAACTTTAGGTCTTGGTTCGCCGTGTCCGTTTTTACCAGTTCTTGCCATCTGTGGCATTGATTTTTTCATAATAACTCCTGTCAGTATTCTTATAATTATATTTATAAAAATATGAGTTCTGACAATTCATAATGTAATTATACTACAATCAAGTTTAAATGTCAATACTTCCAATCGGTACAATACCCGTGCTTCTTCAACTTCTGTAAACCTTTTTCACATCTTTCACCAATGTCGGTACGATACTGTGGATCATTACCAAGTTTAACCATCTTCACGTGTTTGTATGCCATATCTTTGGCTTCGCTGATAGTTTTACCGGTGCCTGTTAATACAACAATGTAGGACCCAGCCGACCCAAGTTCTGGAATATTCTCACAGAGTTCACCATCAATCATCTTCATTGTCTTGGACAATTTCATTTCACATGGATGTAAATTTTGGTGTGGAACTCCATCAGTCAATACAGGGAAGTCCAAGTATTCTTCTTCTTCACGCTTATTGAATGGGAAATCGGCATTGGCCATAACAACACCAACACAAGTTCCTTCTTCTACTTCTAATGTATTTTTACCGTTGATACAATCAAGCATCCATTCGGCAGGATCCTCATTCTTCATGAGTGGTTGCATAATGTTCCACATCGGATAACCTGGTCGAGCAGTCCATTCCATTGGCCATGGTGTGCCATCTTTTTCATCAATGATACAGTTCATGTCTAACATACCAACATAACCAATCTTCTTTAATTCTTTCTCCATTGGTTTCATTAGAATG